GACAAGAAAGGAATTTTGTGGAGGATCGAACATTAGTCGAACTTTTAAATAAACAAACGATTTAATTATTTCAAGATCTTTTCGTCCCTGTGTAAATTCTTCCCAAACATTATTCTTATCCGTGATGGAGTAAAATTCTGGTCCAACGCCCAACTGATTAAGAATCATAAGGGCGCCATTAATATGCATAATTAATTCCTTGTCAAAGTTGGTATCATTTACGTCAATGCCAAGTAGTTGCTTTATAGAATCTAAAATGCTCACCATAATAGGGTGTCCCCCCTTCTTCGTTCTCGTGGTAACTTTAGTAAATTATTATCGTTACCAAATGTGATAGCCTGATGCGTGTTAAAGGATGTAGATATTAAGAATTCTGGATCTAGTAAGGAATGATAATTATTTTCAAAGTCGTCTATAGTTATTGGATTCATATGATGAACATAGATTCGATCTAAAATATCTCGCCCAGGAATTCCTAGATCACAACCATTATCTCTAAGGATTACTTGGTTTCTAACTTGTTTCCATTCATATGACCTATAGAAATTCTGATTCAAATATCTGTCTCTTCCAAATGTCTGATGACCAACTCGTCCACCTAAGATTAGATAGTTGAATCGTTCTTCAAAAGTAGGTAGGGTAATTAATTCGGAATATGTTTTAATCATCATACCTATTATCCTCGACATTATCTGCACCAGAATATGCACGCATCGCTTTTAGTGCGTCGGAGTAAAGTTCTTCAACTCTCTTTTGTGATTTAAGTGCTTCCGTCTTCGCTGCAATTAATTGTTTTTGTAACTCGAGAATTTGTTTTTCTGTTTTAGCAGTTGGCGAACCAGCTTTCATCAAATATACAAGTTCTTGTGCACTTACCGTTCCATTCCTGATTCTTTGTTCTGTGGCATCCATGGCAAGGGCCACTAATTGTTGTTCTCTTCCTTCTGGAGTTGTAGCTGGTGGAGTTCTTGTCAACTTTTTAACAGAAGTTGTATACTTTTTAGCCATAATGACCCCCTTTAAATATACTTTGGTAATAGTTTGACCGGGGTATTTTCGGGAATGTCTCTAGAATTTAACCCCCGGAGAAAATATAAGGACCCGCGCGATATAGGAGGGGGTGTTATATTTAGACCCCCTCCCCCGGTCCTTCCTCATTCTCATATACCTTCTTATACAATCCATTAATGTTTAGTTGAACGATCTCATCAATTGCATATTCGATTAGTCGATCGTTTTCTTCATTTGGTAAATCGTCTGAGGTTTTAGCTATTCTAGCGAGGTAGCTACAGGTATAATATTTCTTATCCTCATCATAACGTAGCCAGTCATCCCATTGAGTGAATGGATTAAATGGATTATCTATCGTTGTTAACATAACAGCACTCATTATGAACCTCCTTTTAAAGCTTTGGATAGGGTTGATACGGAGACACCTAACATGTCTGAGATTTGTGCCAGAGTTCGCCCTTGTTCTCGGTAGATTCTAGCACGTGCGAGTTTACTATCTGATAAAACAATCTTCTCTCTTGGTGTTGCTAAGGCTTGTATAGCATCTAAGTCTGTGTTATTCAAGATACTTGACAACACTGAATTACTAATTGCTCCAGCCTCAATAGCTTCCCATTCCTTCTCTGTAATTTCTATTCTTTGTTTACTAGCTCCAATACGTTGTCTCATGTCATTGAGGACTTGGCCCCTTAATTTCTTTATTTGAGATGCATCCATATCTGGGTTCGCTGCTATACTAGTCTCAACAATTTTATTCCCAACTAGGTGCACCTGACGTTCTAATGGAGCATTAGATAATGCAGTACGAAGTTTTGCATTGAGGGACTCAACTTCATCAGCGTATGCTATCTTAGCTGACTTTGAATAAGGTGTCATCTTTATATTGGCGCTCTCTTTACGGGCTAGGTCGCCCAGTTTCTTCATGGCATTGGCGTAGTCGGCGTAGACTATTTCTATGTCGGCTGGATCTTTACTCATTAATGTACGGGCGTCAGGGGTTTCATACATCTTAGTGGATACAATTTGGGTGGGTACGAATTTACCATTCTTTCTATAATAACCCTCTCCTGTTGGTGCAAATACTTTCTCTCCAGTTTCAACATCGACTGAGTATTTACTTTTACGAACAAGCTTTCTCCCAGTTGCAAGAGCTTGTTCTTTGGTTAGGGCCTTCCTTTTAGGGACACGTATCTCCGAAGAGGCTTTACTTATTATGGTAGATGCTCCACTAGGATTGGTTAGTGTTCCGCCCTGGTATTTAACTTTTAATTCCGCTATTCCATTATCATCATATGATTGCTTGTAATTCAGATGATGTTTCTCGGCATCAATAACAACCATGGAATGTTTAACAGCTCTTGCTATCTCATTAGGTGGTGCACCTTTAATGGTCATGTCCGTAATAAGGTTCGATATTTTACCCATCTCGTTTTGTTTCATGGTGTTTGTCATTCGCGGCATACCTTCGTAACCAGGATATGCTTTCTTTGGGTTGAATCCTTCTAGAGTTTTCGGAAAATTTGAGGTTTTAATAATACGTGGGTCATACGGTATAGCTATTACAGTATCTCCATCAAAGTCGGCACCAGATAATCGTTCTGCTGTGGCTGGAGTAATACCAATGGCATCGACGCCATCTCCGATTACAGAAATAGCCTCTTTATTCTTGGTATTATTTATCACAATAGGTATTTCGAATGTGCCAGCATGTGGATAACGTATAAGAGCAAGCTGTTCGCCATCTCTATAACTCGTTGAATAGCATTCATTATCTTTTAAAGACAAGACGGGAAGGATGACATTCGACGTTTGTCTCGGAAGAGCTGCGGCTTTAAGGTGTACGGCTTTAGCATCGCAGTCATCAGCAAATGAATCAAGTAAACGTTGTTTAACAGCTGGTTGCGTTATCTTCATATACTGATCGAATATTTCTTTTTGGTCGAGATAGGCAAGATTTAACTGTTGTTTAGCTAATTCTGGAGATTGTTTTGACAGAAATTGACTGGATAAAGTCTTACTCCATGTATTCCAACTACCCTCAACGCCAGAGTCTTGTTTACCAACAAATCCAACAATATTGAGGGCTGATTGTTGCTCTTTTCCATTTTTATCAGTATATGTTAGCTGTCTTATCGATGCTCCAAATTCGTTAATTTTCTGTTTACCATCCTCATCGATATAAATAGAACCACCGTCTTCTTTGTCGATGGTGTCGTTCATCTTCTTCATTGCTCCCAGCTTACCTACTGACGAATTCTTTGATGAGTTGTAAATTATATCCACACCAGGTGGCATATCATCAGAATAAATAGCCATACCTTTCATATAATGTGTACCATCAACAGCAATTCGGACCTGTGCATAATGCTTATCGGGCGGAAGCGCTATATCTGGAACTCCTCTACGAAGTTGAATTACTCCATCCATTTTTGCACCAGATGGCGCGTCATCATCAAAACGAACCATAATTCTTTTTGAATCAATTGAAACTGGTGGTTTTAATGATTTGTAGGTTAGACCTCCATCAGAAGACCAGTCTGTAATCAATCGGATGTCCTCAGCGTGCTTAGAAGCGTAAACATACGCTATTGTTGCATCTTGTTCTTCTTTTGTTTTTGATTTCCATTTTTCAGGATTTTTTATTTCATATTCTGCTCTTGCTTTTTTCATTGTCTCGGGTGACATTAAAACTCTAACAGTTGTCTTATTACTTGTTCCTAATTGTGGGGTTTGTATTTCTGTTACAACATAACCTTTTTGTTGGAGTTCATATAGAGACACATCCATTTTTGTTTTTGCAACACCTAGATAGAGATTCGATGCTCGTCCAACATCTATCATACCTTTTTTGTCAGCTTGTTCTTTTAACATTTGTTTAGTAGCTGCTGTAATTCGATGTCGTTCCTGCGTTTCAGGCAATAAAATATTCTTTACAGTGTTGGGGCTAATCCCCATTCTTTTTGATATGGCAACATCAGAATATCCTTTTGCACGTAAACGCGAAGCCATAGCTACCTGTGCTCCATATTTCGCTTCAGCCTCCATATGTTTTTGTGCGCGTAGTTCGACTGTATTTTTTAAGCCCAGTGCGGTAGCAATTTCGGCTTCAGTTAAACCATCTTTCTTTAATTCCGATACTCTTGTAGCGAATGATTTTGATCTTTGCGGGTTTTTTCCTGAACCCCATGGGTATCTACCACTATGCCGCGGGGTCCCATAATGCCGAATATAATCCATATGTGCTCTCCTCATTCTTTCATTTCATTGATTCTTTTGTCAAATAAAATAATTTTATCCATTATATATGCGATGTCATCTAAGTCTGGATGTTCGATAAGAACGTCATTCGACTGATATATTCTCAGTTCAATATCGATATCCCTTGGATTATATCCATATTCTAGACAAAATAGAGCTGCATAAATTCTAAGTTGCTGCATTGATGCGGGCGTTCTACCATTTTTTAAATCATGGATACGTAGCATATTGTTATGGAATGAAACAGCATCGGCGGTTCCAAAACAGTTAAAAGAATAGAATAAGCAAACTTCAGGTTCCATCCTGAATCCGATTCCATCATTAACATACATATTAAATGTCTTTTTGGTATTTGGCAATTTAACCCTTAATTTTATTAATTTTGCGGCAAGCTCATGGAGCTCTGTGCCAAGTTGGGCATTACGCCAATTAATATATACATCTTCCATTTTCTCATCGTCGTATCCTACCCATGCGTGTTTACTTGGTGCTAAAAATGCATGCACTCCCTCTAGGTCTGGATGGCGGTTAAATTTCACTCATTATACCTCCTCTCTAGTTCATCCAAAACTTTATTTTTATTTTCAGGAGATATAAAAGCAGCGTTGTCCCTTAGTGGCGATTGATTAACATAATAATCCTGATTTGGTTGTCGTGCTGATTTAGATGTTCTCTTTCCTTCTAGAAGAAAATATCGACCATTTGGAAAGTAAACAGTTGCATCTGGAAAACCTTGAAGATATCTCGCGTCGTTTGGTACAACCTCGGCTCCAGGAAATCGATTGCGTATTTCATTATACAACTCATTCTTAAAATCCGACTCTTTTTTCACTTCATCCTCCTGTTCTTTAAAAAAAATAAAATAAGGATGTATAAATCTATAACCCAATGGTCTATAGAGACATC